CTTTATGTTAAAAGAACGTCAGCTTACTTAGTACCTGACAAAAATATCATAAAGTTAGATAAAAGCAGCTGCGGCAGTACCAATCTTTAACGCTGCGCCAAGTCCGGCATGAATGGATTCTTTGTTTTCATTGTAAAAAGACATACTAGAACGAACAAAGCTTCCAAGCTTACCAAGAACATAACGAATAAGTTCAGCGTGTTTGGCATTTGGAACCGCATGAGGGAGGCCACGAAGAAAAAGCATCGCTGCATCTCTCTCTGCAATAGAAGAATTAATAGACTTGACAGGTAAAAATCTTTGCTCAGTAGTTATTTCATAATTAGCCCAGCAAATAAGTCGAAGAGCACCAGTTAAAGAAGGACCTTGATATTGACCAGAAATAATAATTGTAGGAATGGCCCTAGCATTAGCGGTTTCAACATCATAGAAATTGAAATCATCAACTTCTTCAGGGGCCCACCAAACATAGGTACCAAATTCAAGTCTACCATTATAGGAACCACTAACTTTAGCCAATTTTTCCCAGTTTTGCAACTGACCAATAGAAGGATTTGGATTATCAGTAAGAAAATTCATTTCCATCGAATCAGCTGGTAAATAACCACCAGAAATTTGACCACCATTATTTAAAGTGGAACCTTCAAAAGTTAAAAGAGCACCTGCAGAAACAGGACGCATTTGACGTGTCAACCCACCGTTGCCAAAAGAAGTAACGGCATCTGTGAAAGCAGGGGCAATAGTCATTGAACTACCACCAAATTCTTGAACAGGAGCAGCACCTCCATTCCATTGAACTGTAAAATTATTTAAATTTTTACCATCTGACGTTACAAGAAATTCAATATCTTGAAGTTCAACAACCGTTGAACTGTTGTCAATAACAACTAAAGAATCAAGAGTATTAAAAGCAAACGACATAGGTAAAGAAGCACCAGTATCAACACGAATGGAAAGATGAACACGCCACTCACCAGCAGGAAGAGTGACAGTAGAAACAGCACCAACATTAGTAATTTTAGGAGTTAAACCATAAGTGGGCGGAACTTGAACAATCATAGCAGAAATTGGAGTACGTGGAGCAAGAACACTAACACCAACAATAGTGGCATCAAAGAAAGATAAATCAGCTTGTGTTAATTGAGCATAATTAGAATCTAATCGAGGATCGACACCACCATTCATAGTATTATAACAAGTAATAAGCGAAAATGCAGACCAATTATTAGTAACTGAATTGTTGTCAAGAATCATAGTTTGAAAAGTATTAGGACAAGCAGTGGCACCATTTAAAGGAGTGGAACCAAACTTAGGCTGAAAGCAGATAGAAAAACGACCTAAATCATCTGGATTGAGTGGACCTTCAATAGGAGTTATATCAAAGACTTGAACAGATGAAGCAGTAGCAGTTTTCCTAAATGCAGTGTCAGGAATTCTAACATCCTGACAAACACCAGGATTTATAAGGGTTTTGACATACTCAGCTGAGTAAGCTGAGAACTTGTCAAATTGAGGTCCAAGAACTTTTTGGGCACGACCACGCATGCTTCGTCGTCCAGCAGCAACTGTTGAAAGGGCTTTATCAGTAACATAGACTGTTGCTGATCCACTACTTCCATGATAACCCGTGGACATTCCAGTATCAATAGACGCCTTTGCCATCTGACGGGCACGCCTGCGTCTAGCGCTACGGCGTTTATTACTGCCTCGAGGTAAGACATCCGACCCAATGACCTCCACAACTTGAGTTTGTGGATTGTTTCGATTGGTGTTACGGCGAGGGGGGCGTTCAGCCACGATAATTGTTTTGCTGTTAGAAGACATACTTGAGGAGATTTGAGAATTAGTACTTGATAAGTTGAAAGATCTACTTTGGACCAATTCGTTTTCTTTGAGAAAGAAGTTGGGGTAATAGTCGATTCGGTAGGAGTCGATTTTGTTGGCAATGGCTTCGGATGAGTGACGCTCATCAATTTTAAATCCGTTTTTAACTAACCTCGAGTGCGGATTCATAGATTCATAACCATGATAGAGTACATGTATTTGAGCTAGCGACAATTCACCATCAAAATGATCAATTTGAGCACATTCTTTTAAATGTTTAATAAGCTTAAGACCAGATTCAAAATAGTTTGGTGAAGGCCACAACATAGGAACAATATTACATGCTCTTTCAAGTTGTTTTAATGGATCAACAGAAGGCGTCCAAATCAAAGCGCCAAGCAACTTACCGGGACAAACAGATGGCATTTTAACGCCACACCCACAAGGACAATCAACAAAAGTAGAATTTAAGAAATGCATTGTTTCAAGAGTGGAATTTTCCATACGAACACTAAAACCAAAATGACCAGCACCTTCAATATACATGAAAGGCGTAAAAATATCATTTGAGCCAAATTGATTATCATCACCACAAAACATACAAACGACTTGAGATAAATCTTCATATTGAGCAGTAGGGTAACGATATGCAAATGAGTACATAAAAAGAAACAAATTCCACATTGAATTACCATCTAAAGTAAACAATGCACCAGAAGGCATGCCTAATGGTTTAACAAATACGCATCCATCAGGCAAAGCAACAAAAGTGAAACCAAGATCAAAAAAATGATTATAAAAACGTGACCAGTTTTCAGCAGTTTTAAATTTAGGGTGTAAATTTTCATAAAAGAAAGAACAAAAGAACATGTGAGCAATAATAGGAAATGAACCATCCCAATCATTAACATCAGTTCCAAAAACATTTGATTTATCAGAAAATTTATCAAATAATCGACCCCAATTACCAAACCACGAACATTTACCAGGCCACAAAGGAAGGTGTTTAGCTTCATGTAAAATATCAAGAGCATTTTTAAGCAATCTAACTCCAGCATAATTAGCAAATGAGCTAGCTCCTAAAAATCCACGAGCTTTATTAGCAAAAACACGTTCTTTTGATCTCAATTCAACTTTCATAAAAAGAGAATGAACAGTTCGATCACCAGAACAATTACCAATCTTGTCCCAGTACCAATCGAAATAAGGTTCAAAAGAATTCATAAATTCTTCACGATCCATTGATGGAAAACAAACACCTGGAGATGAATCTTTATTATAACAATTCAAATATTGTTGATGATTAAGTATGGAGAAGTTACTAATAATAGGTGAAATCATAACTTTAAACCACACAGAAGCTTTAGAAAAGGCTTTATCATCAATTGAAGTTTCTTTAACCAAAAAATATTTTGCAACAGCTTTTTGGCAAGATTCAACATTAATAGGAGCTGGCTGAAAAGAATGAAGAGTTTCTTCATCAACATATGAGGCCAACAAATCCCAGGCATTTTGATCAAATTGTAAATAAGAACGTAATGGGTATCTGTGAAGAAGTGTGAAAGGGGCTCTAACAATAGGAGAATCAACCATTTGAGTAAATGAACAACTTTGATTAAGTTCAATTAGAGGTTTTTTCTTACCTTGTTTATCAAGAAAACTATCGTGAGCACTAACAGAAGGAGTAACGCTTTCAGAGGAGAAAGCAGTTAATTGAGCTGGAGTCATGGATTTGGTAATTTTACTAAAGATTTCATTATCAAGGGGCACAAAATAATTTTTTTTATCATTAGGGCTTGTTGATTTATGAACACCAACAACTCTACCTTCAGCATTTAACATTGGAGATCCAGAATGACCAGCTTTAGTATCACAAGTATGCTTCCAATAACCAACAGATTCAAAATAAGCAGGTGAACTTGAAGTCACCATGTCCCTATCATTTATATCTAAGGTCCCTTTATCACATTTACCTTGGGTAAAATGTACAACAGTGACTCGGGCACCATTGACAGGAGTAGCATAATGTAGTGAAGGAGGCATTTTTCCAAGACTGTACCATTTTAAATCAAGCTCAGGAAGGGCACCAACTTGTTTAAGTAAAACAAATTTACCACCAATACGAGCAAAAGCATCTTGTTTAAAAGCGACATGAAAACAAGTAAGAATGACGCCACAGACAGGAAATCCATGACCATCAAATAATAATTTTTCTTCACCAGTGTTTATAAAAATAGGAACAAGAGTGATTTGAGACAAATCAATAGAGCCAGCACCCATAGCACCTTCAACTTTATCTTTAATAATAAGATGAGTTGAACAATAACGTTTACCATGAACAGACTTTGCAATACACTTAAGGTGTAAACAATAATCTTTATGGGCTGAACAATATTTATCTTTTTTACTTCTTTTATTTGAACAACTGGGAAATTTACAAGGTCTATCAACAACAGGAATTTTATTTGGAGGACGAGGAGCTTCAGTAACTTGTTTGCGTGATAATTTTAATCCGCAAAAATGACCAAGCTGAATACATCTTTCACAATGATTTTGTTGATGAGCTTCATATTCTTCTTGTTTTTGTTGACGAGCGGATTCATAAAACATGCCACCGCCGCCACCTCTACCAGGTTGATCTCTTGAGAAATCATCATAGGAGGGTTTAAGTTCTTCACGGCGAATATCATCATCAACATCACTCCAATCAGCGTTGTTAACAGGCGTATTACGGCCAGAAGAATAAGGATCAGGAGATTGACTCCGAGACTTACTATAGGAACGATTAGAGGCATATGAATAATCACGATCATCATCATCATCGTCATCAGAAGCGTCAGGAGTAACATCAGGAGAAACATCATCATTCCAAGCAGAAGATTGATCATACAACTCTTCCCTTTCATAATTAGTTAATTCTTCAACGTGGTATATAGGCTCCCATCCTATACCCCATGGAGCATCACCTTTATCATATTCAAAGAAAAGATCACCATTACGGCGCCATAATCTCTTAATATGATGCGCACTCAAGCGTTTAGCAAGTGCGCCGCGACCCCATTTATTTTTTCCTCTTTTGTGTTTAGCTTCATTTTTAGTAACAGGCGCAAGCAATTTTTTAAATTTTATTTGCCTTGTAGATCTTGGTGGGTCAAGAATTTTAATATGAACTCTACCAGATTTAATTTGAGGTTTATAATAATAACGTCTCAAAAAATGTCTAATAGCATAAGCAACACCACCAATAGAAAAGGCAAAAACAGCACCTAAAGAAATCAAAACAATAGCAGGATTAACAGAATCAGGACAAACAGAACGGCACCAATCCATAGTTGCAGTTATAAAATTATTATCAGTAATGACAGAATTAACTAAAGTAACATTAGGCTCAGGAGCCTCTAATTCATCTTCAGAATAATCACTATTGGCAATAACAACAGTTTCAGTGGATTGAGGTGACATGGTACCTTTAGCAATAAGTTCTCCAACAAATTCTGTTGGAAGATCTTTAAAACAAAATGGCTTCTCAGCAATGACATGAATTTCATCATCATCACTAAGAGTGGAATAATAGGCAGTATCGTCATCCCAAATTTTTTGGAGAAATAAATCAAGGGTTTTCTCGTCAGTAACATGATTAACAGCGAGAAGGCCAGCGTTTTTTATAACTTTCATTTCAAATAACTTCTCACCAACTAAGGCTTGAAATAATGAGGTATTATAAACAATGCCACCAGAAACAAAAGGAACTTTTTTAAGTTCAATAGAACCATCAGATATAACTTGTGTATCAACATGTTTTGAAAAAGTTTTAGTAAACATGTGATTAACGCGAAGAGCGAGAGCAGGAAGAACAGTGGACTGAGCACCAGCTAAAATAGCAACAAAGCTAAGAATAGCGGCAGCATCAGCAGAAAATTCAGCAATTATGCTTTTGCATCTTTTGTAATCTTTACCTTCTTTATTTTCACGACTTCTTTGAGCAAAAACTTTTATTTTATTAAATAAAGCATAAACAGCATAACTACCAACCATTCCAAAGACAACAGTCCAAGGATGGTCTTGTAGCCAACCAGCTGAGTAACCCATTCCATGATAAACACTAACGGTGCCAGTTTTGACAGTATCAACGGCTTTGGATGAAACACCAAGAGTCGTTTGAACAACTTCATCAACAACAGTTTTAGCACCATTTCGAAAATCATCACGAAAAAAATTCCATATCTTTATAATAATAGAAACAATAAAAGATTTTATCAAATTTGAAAACCACACACATAATCTGTATGGCAGCCCTAAAATAGAACGGAAGGCTGATTTGAAACCTCGTAAAACAAAGGCTCGAACCAGAATATAAAGAACTGTGCTAACAATGAGAGCACTAACGGATATACCAACAAGTAAAAATACGGTAATAAGCATGGATGAGTG